AATGGAGAAATCAAACCGCATGAGATTGCTTTTATGACCCATCAAGAAATGCGACCTGATATTTGGAAAGAACTCATTGAGGCGAAGAGTAAAAGAGATATGGCGGCGGAATCGCAAATAGAAGCATCTACAGACACATTTACGTGTCGTAAATGCAAACAAAATAGATGTAGTTATTACCTTCAGCAGGTGAGGGCAAGCGATGAGCCAATGACATGCTATGTGCAGTGCTTAAATTGTGGTAATCGTTGGAAATGTTAGTAAAAAACTTTAAAAATAAAAATTCAATGAAATTTACTCCTATAACCATCATAAAACATATAATGTATTTCTAATAATTCTTTGTTTTCTTCTTTTTCAATTCTTACCATTTGTTTTTCTATTTCTTCTTTCAATTCTATCATTCGTCTTTTCATACAGGGGTTTATTTTTGTTCCCAAATAATTAATAAATTTATCTGGATTAAATCGAATAAAAATAAATTTGCCGCCATGTAACATATAAAGATCATCATAACGTATTTCTTCATCTTTTTTATTATATTTTTTATGCTGATTTTCATCTGTCTCAATACATAATAAAGTATTTCCAATTAAGAACTAAAGATATATTTTTTATATAGATTTAACGAAAAAACTATATAAATTTACTAAATAATCTATGGCTCTATATTTTCTTGTTGTTGAACTTTTAATTTTTCTTTTTTATTCAAATACGCTTTTCTAGCATATTCTTTTTTCTTTTCATCACTAAGATTAGCATAATAATTTGTTTTTTCTTTGTATTCTCTATTTTTTTTATTAATTTCTTCTTTGTGATTTTCATAAAACACTTTGCTACGTTTTGGCGCCGTGTAAGATTTTAATTTTTCTTTTAACATTTGAACCTCATTTTCCAGTTCTTTAATTCTTTCATAAGGGTCCATTAGTATATTTTATAAAGTTATTTTTAAATTTATTATATAAAATAAAAAAAAATGAAATAAAAAAATATATATTACATATAATAATAAAATGCTCTTTTGTTTAGAAAAAAATAGTTATATACATAGTTTTGATTGGTCTTGTAAAAAATGTGGTAGTAGAAGACATATAACTGCAAATTGTCCAAAAAAATAAAAAATAATTTCTCAAAAATTAAATATTTAATTATTATGATTATTATATGAACAATAATACCACTATACTTAGTACTTCTCAACAAATAGAGAAGATTTTTGATGATAATCGTTTAAATGATCTTAAAAGGTTTTTAGATAAACGTCATTGTTTAAATGATTTTAATACATTTCTTGTTTTTTTATTTTATTTAGTGCAATCTTCAGGGATTATGATTACCATGATTGGTTCTGCTTATAACAATCAACAATTTATTTGGATAGGTATTGGTTTAAATTTAACAGCATCACTCATTAATGTTTATGAAAAAGTCAATAATAATTTAATGAAAAACATGCTTACAAATATTAAAGCCATCAAAAATAATAATTATGTTGACGAAGCAGCACTTGTAGATTTAGAAAACATCGATATTCCCGTTCCAAATCAACCACATGTACAAGCTACTCCTTCACAAATTCAAACTCCTTCACAAGCTTCTTCACCTCCACTACAAAATCAAGTAGTACAGAATAATGTAGTAAAGGAACCCGTTGTACAAGACCAAATAACAACCGACAGCCCTCCAAATCCTTAATTAAATCCAAAAATAAATACATATATTATAAACCCATATAAAAAACAATAAAACCAAAAATACAAACCAGTAACTAACATAAATTTAATCATTTTATAAAAAACACTTGGGTCACGAATTTCCAATTTATCATCTTTTTCTCTCGAATATTCATAAATATAGTGCTCAAAAATATCATCACGAAATTCTGGCGCAACCTTTCGAATAAACATTGTATACCTATTTTCATTCAATGTTTTTTCAATAAATTTTATGTCTTGATCACACTCTGTAGAAAACAAATAAGGACTTGTACTATTCATCATGCGCGACCAATCCGCAGCATGTGTGACTTCTCTTATAACATTTTGTAATTGTCTACAAGAATACAAAATAATCGCAAACAAACTCTCATTCGCTAGTCCACCATCACAAATCATCTTTACCAAACTCTGTTTCTGTTGAATATAAACCAAACAATGTTGCACATCTTCTCTCTTTAAAACAAACCAAGGATCATTTGCTAATCGGAATTCTTCCGGTAACAAAGCCAAATTCGACCTCTTGTGAAATTGTGGATTCCACCAAGCCTTGCACCACCTCATAATACTTTTTGAATAATTATTAAAAAACAAATACCGAAATCGTCGAGGAGAGATAATCGGGCAACAAGAATCAGTTAAAAAGCAGAACCATTGATTATCTCTGTCTTGATTGAGAGCATGATTCATTAAAGAAATATAAGCTGGTATTACATGAAAATAGCTAGTATTATATACACATTCATTCGGAGGCAATATATGATCATGTATCCAAGGCGACCGAATCTTCGCAATATCTTTATAAAAAAAATAAACATTAATAATATCTTCATTAGGTTTTATCCATTTTCGCCATAGTTCTTCTTTGTTCAAAATATGTTCATAACTAATAATAAAACATAAGGCAACCTTCATTTTTCTTACTATATTTTATAATTATAATTGTAAATATATTTATAAATATTTATTTAGATATATTAATATATTCATATGAAACTATTTGGAATTCTTATGAAAGCTTTTATTTTAATTATTCAATTTTTTAAAAATAAAGGCAGCAAAATTGTCGGCAAATTAAACATTCAATCCTATTTTTTAACACAACACTTTAATCCCACGATTTTACATAATTTTAGCAAAAAAATAGACGATACACAATGCATTATAAAAAATAAAAACGACAAGGTTTTTTATCAACAAGATAAACAATTGTATTTCGAATCCAACGAATTTATTTCCGACAAAAAGGTGATTTCAATATCCCCAGGTGGTTTGCGCGGTTTCTATCTCTTAGGTGTTCTCTCTTATATAAAAGAAACATATAAATTAGATGATTTTGTATTTTCTGGCGCTTCCGCGGGAGCCTGGAATAGTTTATTCATGTGCTATAAGAAAGACCCACGTGAATTCATTTTCAAAATACTTAATTCGAATATTGTAAAAGCCAGAAATATATATGATATTGAATATATTATAAAATATAAATTACTTGAAATGTGTAAAGATGATGATTTCGATTTAAGGCGCTTATTCATTGGTGTTACATCCGTGAATAAATTCAAGATTATAACCAATATATTTTCCGATTTCGATAATCTAGAAGATGCGATTAATTGTTGCATTGCGAGTTCACACATTCCTCTAGTAACAGGTGGGTTTACGAATCGTTACCATAACATGTATACATTTGATGGAGGATTCAGTAATTATCCTTACTTAAATATAAAGAAACCAGTGTTGCATGTATCGCCGAGTATGTGGAAGGAAATGAAGAATAAGGATGAAAAACCTTTAATTATGAATGAAAATTTTAAACGTATAAAAGGATTTTATAATTTGGTTTCAGAAAATAAGAGAAACATTAATTTTATGAAACTGTATGATGATGGATATAATGATGCAAAAATGAATAAAAATATGCTTGACGAAATATTTTTGGTGGATAATTCGGAGTTTTAAATCTTCAAGGGTGTAAAAAAATATGGTTACAAAAGGTAAAATGTATAATGTATAAATTTATTCTTCTTTTTCTTTTTCTGATTGAAATTGCATTATTTGTAAGATCGAATTACAAAAATATTCTAAATCTGGTTCAAAATCTGAATCATGTAAGTCATAAGATTCAGTATAATATGTAAGTTCACGATTGTTATATAAATCAGGATTTCCACTAATTAATGAAAAATATTCGTCTGCGATTAAATAAAATTGTTTTACAAATGAGTAAAATTCGTCCATTATTTTATATATATTATTGATTTATATATAAAATTGACTAAATTATATATTCCATTTAATATTTTATAATAAAAATGAAAACCGAAATAATATATTTCGATGAAATTGGTCTAGATATAACTTATTTAATTGGACAAAATGCAAAGGATAATTTTGCGGTAATCGACAAAGGTTTCGAAAATGATTTATGGTTCCATGCAGAGTCGGAGTCATCATGTCACGTTGTTTGTCTATTTCCTCAAGATAATCCATTTTCAAAATTTGATTCAAGAGAGAAAAATTTGATTGTGAAAAAAGGCGCGGAACTATGTAAGAAGCATACCAATAAAATATCTGCTCTACATAATATAGTATTTATTTATACAGAACTTAAAAATGTTACCAAAACAAAAACACCAGGCTTAGTAATAACGAGAGAAACAAAGCGTTTGAAATGTTGAAAATTATGTTCTTTAAGTAGATTTGTAAATATATATTATTTTTCAATACCTACTTCCTTTGCGATTTTCTTAATTATTTTTTCTGAATTCTCATTGTTCTGGCTCATTGATTGATAAATGATATGATTGTATTGGTCTGATTTCCTAGAATCCGAATAAATACAATCTGGATATTTGGCTTTCCATTCAGGAATCATGCAAATATTCTTATGGGCAATTTGACCAATCGCATTTTTCAATTTTTTATTTTCTTTGCTATCGTTAAACCACTGATTATCATCCTTTACATAAATTGTTTCTCTTTTTTGATCGCTGCAATGGACTGGTCTCTGGGTCACGTCCAGTTGTTTCAAGTTCTCTATAATAATATTGGAAATACCAGCTACAAAGCCATTTTTACCTACATTTTCAAGGTCAGACAATTGCAATTGAATGGAATTTACAAAATCAGTCAAATTCATCGCATCTTTACAAGTTTCGTTTAAAAAAAATTGAAGATTGAAGGTTTTGTTGTAACTATTGATCGAGTTGTATTGATTCATTGGTGTACCATTTTTGCAAATATCTATAATCATTTTTTTTAAATCATTATGTTGTTCTAATAATTGCTTGTTTTGCTCCATAAGCAATTGATTTTGCTCAGCCATTATATCAACTATTTTTTCTTTATCATCGTCTTTTGAAACATGCTCTATAATAATATTAGCAAAACATTTTTTTTTGTGACTATAATAGGTAGAAGAATGTTTATATTTTTTATAACAATAAGGACATTCAAATTCGGCATTTTCGGCATTTTTTAATGTAGGATTTTGTAGGATTTTATGTTTGCGTGTTAAAATATGTTTATCATAATTAGATTGTTTTCTGCATAAAAAGTCACATATTTCACAATAAAATTTTTTCGGCATTTTTTTTTTCGGCATTTTTTCCTACATATAGGCTATATAAAAAAATGCCGAAATGAACCATAAATTTTTTCTTAAAATTATCATAAGAAAAAATAAATTTTTTTTTCTATTTTCAAAGCTTATTTATAAATTATCGTCACAATTCAGGAATTTGCAAGGTTTTATACGGACTTTTTAAAAATGGACATTTTAAAAATGTCCAAAATTGGATTTTCCATTTTCAATTTGGGAAAAAAACAGTAATTTTCGATATTTTCCTTTAAGTAGTTTTGGGAATATATTATTTATTTTTGCTCATATGTTTTTCCTTTCGTGATGACCTTTTTTTCTAAACTTTTTAAAAATTAACTAGAACGATATAATCTCCAAATCCCTCAGATTCCAATATTCGCAACCGCCGTTGGGGAGAGGTCGGCGAATTACAAAGGGAATTTTTTTTTGTTGTAGTTCCAATTCAGCAATTACATAACCATCGATGATATTTTCCGGAACTTTAATAAACGGCTTCGCTCCGGATTCGATTTGTTTTGCACGCTGGCCTAAAATACGGGCTTTTTCGTATTTTGTTAAGAAAGGAACGGTTTTATGAAAAGGGTCAATAATAATATTATTCGCATCACGAACAATTTCAGACAAGGTTTTCACTTCGTCGTCATTGTGAATAATGCGTTCAGGATGATTTTCTTTCACATAATTGCGATTAATTTCTTGATCAAACTTCTGTAAATAATTATCGTCGATATCATCATCGTCATCATCATCATTAATTAACATTGAGGTAGATATTTTTTTCTTTGGAACATTTGTTGAGGCAGTAGAAACCTGTTTTTTTGCCCCACCTTTTGTATCCTCTGCTTCATCATAATAATCGTCTTGGTCATCTTCATCCTCAATATCGTCGTCTTCATCATCAACTATTTCGTCTTCTTCGTCTAAGTTTATATTAAGTTCATCATCGTCATCATCTACTTTTTCAGACCCTTCATCATCATCTTCCTCATCAAAATTATTATTAAATTCTGTTTTTTTTATAGATGTAGTAACTGGTTTTTTTATTGGTGTTTCTTCATAATCAGAAGAAATGTCGCTACTCGATTCATTTTCACTTAAATAATCTTCAATATCACTCATATTTATATTTAGTAAAGATAGTTTTAAATATAAATATGTTTCAATTTTTTATAAAAAAAAATAAATATCAAATAAAATAAATAATACTTGAAATACGCAAAGGGTTTTTACATGTTTGTGTATTTTTACTACGTTACAAAATGTACATGGTAACTATCACTTTGCACTAATAAATTACACACAAGTGGGCGACTTTTATAACTTGTTAAATGTGCAAAGGTTTAAGAATTTTCACTAGGCTTCCACACTGTATCACATGTAGAGCATAAATAAATATATTTCATATCGGTATCATTATAACGAATGTAAATAATTTCACGGTCCGCCTCTTTTGTATTTGTTTCACAGTCTTTATTTGGACACAACACTTTATTTGTTCTAGGTAAAGTCGGGTCCAATTTAGTATATTTATTAATAATGTGACTAAAACTTTCTTCGGATTTTTTGATTTCAGTTTTCACAATTGAAACATTGTCGGCATTAAATTGAATGTCTTCATTACCACATTTTCTACAATAATAAACTAATTTATTTGTATTATTCGCATCAATACGAATGTAATACATATTTTCGCAATTTGAACAGAAACGCATTTTTTATATATATCTTAGTATTATTTATTTATTTCAATTTTTTAAAGAAATAAATAAATTATTTTTTTTCATTTTCCACGGAACAAGAGTAAGAAGAATTATTATCCGGCAAATTATTATCTAGCGAATCAACAAATTGTTTAGCATCTGTTAAAGCCTTAATGACCTTTTTATAATTTATTAAAACAGACATGGAATACATACCAGTTTTGATTAAAACCGACGGGACTTTCATTTCTTCTTTATTTTTATTCGCAATTTCCATTAATTTATCATAATTCTTCAAGAAATGCTCCTTTACATAAGAATAAAAAGATTCAAAAAAAGGCAAATAATAACATTCTTTCTTGGAAACAATATATGCAACTGCAATTTTCAAATTTGCATAATCAACGATTTGGTTATAATGTTGAATATCAGCATGACCTTTTGCGACGCCAGGTTCATTCAATAACGGATTTTCACACAATAATGTGCATAAAGTAAGTAATACAGTAGAAATGGTCTGGCACGATGTCCATTGGTCTCCTCGCCAAGTATTTAAAATAGATATACACACCTTTCCACATTTGTATAAATTCGGATTAAATCGGATCTCATCTCCATTGGTACAGTATTTTACCTTTGGAGGACTATGTGGATAATCAGTCGGATAATTCAATTCAAAAAAATAATTGCCTCCAAAATAAGGTGTTCCTTCAGGACCAATGATTAATGCATAACCTTTTAACATATCTTCATCGTCATGAATATAATAAATACCATTATCAGTGAGTGGATTTTTCATAATATGTTTCACATCTTTTAGTAATCGTTGAATGGTATCTTTTGATATAATAATACTATTAGAAGACATATAAATCCTTTAAATTATATAGAAAGATTTATTTATGTCTCTTTTATAAAGAAATTAAAATAAAGAAATAAAAAATTAAAAATATAATATAAATAAAAATAATATAAATTCTTACTGTATAATAACTCTGTATATGAATATTAAAATCAGTAAAAGTGTTGAATATTTAATTAAAGGGAATAATTATAAAATAATAATGGAGTATGATTTATATGGTAATAAAATACAAGAAACAATTTTAAACGGCAAATTTATTCGCATGTGTTTTATAAATATAAATACAAATACAAATAAAAATACAGAAAAAAGAGAAACATTATATTGTCCAATATTTGAATATGAAGAAACTGTAAATTATTTACATTGTACAAGAAAAGTAACACATCAACGAATGATACATCCGTTCAATAAAATTATCCGCATTGGTTATGATGATGAATATAAATAAAAATATATATTTTTACAAATTTTTTTGAAATCCGTTTTTGAATTTTAAAAAAATTGAATTAGAAATATATTACACTATATATATAAAATAATGAATAGTCAATCACAATATAAGGATTTATCCGAATTCTTAGCAAAGCATTATGCTAAGAATGGTACAATTACACATACGAGAATTGGCGATAAAGAATTAAATATACATGGTGGTTCTTATTCTATTCCGAATGAAGAACTTACTATATTTCATAAATTGTATTATGATCATATCTTTGTTCAAAAGAAAAAAGAATATTTGACTGAAAAGCAATTGGAAACAGGCGGTTGTATGGTCGTTGATTTTGATTTTCGTTATTCATATGATGTGGAAGAACGAAAACACACAAAAGAACATATACAAGATATGATTTTATTATATTTGGAAGAACTTAAGACAAATTTTATTTTTGAAGAAAACAAACCATTTGATGTTTTCATTTTTGAAAAATCACATGTAAATCGTGTGGAAGATAAAACGGTTACAAAAGATGGTATTCACATGTTGATAAATATTCAGGTGGATCACGCCATGCAAACGATGATTCGTGATAAAATGATAGAAAAACTTCCTGAAATTTGGGTAGATCTTCCATTAACAAATGGTTGGGATTCTGTTTTGGACGAAGGGATTTGTAAAGGCAAAACAAATTGGCAATTATTTGGTTCAAGAAAACCGGCAAATGAGCCATATGAATTAACTCAGCATTTTATAATTGACTATGATCCAAATGATGGTGAATTTATGATGGATGAAAAAAAAGTAAGTGATTTTGATTTAAAGAAAAATTTCATTAAATTGTCTGTACAAAATGTGAATAATCCAAAATTTGAAATTAACCCAAAAATAAAAGATGAATATCAGAAACGATTGGAAAACAAGACACCCAAAACAAAAAAACCGCAAACAAAAACCAGAGTGAATTTATTGATTGAAGACGATGAGACCGAAGAAGAATATATTTCCTTGAATGAAATTGTGAATAAAGAAATGCTTGAAAAAGCAATCCAAATTATGCTAAAAAATTTGAAACCAGACGAACATTATATTAAAGAAATCCATGAATATACACAAATTTTACCCGAAAAGTATTATGGTCCAGGGTCACATTTCCAAAATCGTTTGGTTGCATTTGCGCTGAAAGATACAGATGAGCGTTTATTCTTATCATGGGTACAACTTCGCTCGAAAGCAATCGATTTTGATTATAACACAATTCCTAGCTTATATCATGATTGGAAAAAATATTTCATAAATAAAAAAGAAGATCCAGTAACAAAACGTTCAATAATTTATTGGGCAAAGCAAGATGCATATGAAGATTATTTAAAAGTAAAGGAATCAACACTTGATTATTATATGGAAGAAACGATTTTAACTCAAACTGAATTCGATATTGCGAATGTATTGTATCATGCATTTAAAGATAAATATGTTTGTGTTAGTTATAATAACAAAGGCGTTTGGTATAAATTCAATAGCCATCGTTGGGAGCCTGATAAGGGATTATCATTAAGGTTGGCTATTTCAAAAGATTTATATAATATTTTCGGTAAAAAGCAAGAAACGATTGGTAATGAATATCAACAATATGAACAAAATGATGAACGCCTTGAATTTTTACGAAATAAATCCAAGCAAATTTCTCAGATATTATTGAAATTGAAAAGAACATCGGACAAAAATAATATTATGCGTGAAGCGATGGAACTCTTCTTTGATCCGGAATTTATCAAATGCATGGATACAAACAAACAATTATTATGTTTCAATAATGGTGTAGTTGATTTTAAAAACAAGGTTTTTCGCGATGGTTATCCTCAGGATTACATTACAAAAACGACTGGAATAAATTATATTCCGTATAATGAGAACAATAAAGAAATGGTTAATACTGGAAATGAACTTATTACCATTATGACAAAATTCTTTCCGATTAAGGAATTAGAAGACTATATGTGGGATCATTTAGCGTCGTGTTTAATTGGTGGAAATCCGAATCAAACATTCAATATTTATCATGGTTCAGGAAGTAATGGTAAATCGATTTTAACAGATTTGATGTCTCATGTCTTGGGAGAATACAAAGGTATTGTTCCGATAACATTAGTCACTGAAAAGAGAAATGGTATTGGTGGAACATCTTCAGAACTGATTCAATTAAAAGGTGTTCGTTATGCAGTTATGCAAGAACCAACTAAAGGTGTGAAATTGAATGAAGGTATTATGAAGGAATTAACAGGTGGAGATCCGTTACAAGCACGTGCATTATTTCAAGAATCAGAAACGTTTGAAACCCAATTTAAATTGGTTGTATGTACGAATAATTTATTTGATATTGAAAGTAACGATGAAGGTACTTGGCGTCGTATTCGAAAAGTTGATTTCTTATCGAAATTTGTAGATGATGGAGATAATAATCACGTGGATGATGATAATCCTTATGTATTTCTTAAAGACAAATCATTAAAAGATCGTTTATATAAATTAGCACCTGTATTTGCGAGTATGCTTGTGAAAAGAGCTTTTGAAACAGATGGAATTGTAAAAGATCGCGATATTGTGATGAGTGCATCAAATAAATATAGAAATGGTCAAGATCATATTGCTGCATTTGTGAATGAATGTATTGAGAGAAGCAGTAATCCAAAAGCAATTATTGGTAAAAGTGGGGTTGGACATGAATTTAAAAAATGGTTCAATCAAGAACTTGGATCACTGAAAGTGCCGAAGATGCAAGAATTATATGATTATATGGATAAGAAGTTTGGTCAACATAAAACAAAAGGATGGGTTGGTGTTGATTTTGTAAAAAATGACGAAGAGGAAGATGCGATGGAAGCTTTACAAAGTTATTAAACCTTTGTACATTTCAAGTGCAAAGGTTTAATAAAATAAAAACTAAAAGATTTAAAAAAAATTATATTATAATGAAGTATACACATTTTTAGGTAACATCGAACCAATTTTTTTTAGTATACTAATTATAAAAGTAAAAAATGGAACTGCGATAAAAATATACAAAATCAAAAATATAAGAATCACTATTTGCATGATTTTTGGAACATTAGAAGGTTTAATAATCATACATACAACAAAACCTATAATTGTAGCAATATAAATAAAAAATATAATATTTGAATAACTAATAAGTGAATTAATACCCTGGTCTTCATAATATGTTTTTCGATCATTTGTTAATGTATCGGCTTTCATAGTAATCAGTTTTTTTTTTAAATCCGCATTTTTTTTGTTTATTGTATTATAATAGTCATTCACATTTTGATAATTTAAAAAAAGACTGGTATAAGATTCCAATAATATTTTTGAGTTTGATATATTTTCACGAAAATTTTGCATAAATTGACTAATAATAACCGCCGTTCTTTTTTCTAATACGGATTCATATTCTTCATTATATGCTAACTCGCCTTTTTCATAAACATAATAATTTTTAAATGCATTTTCAATTTGTTCTGGTCCAGTTAAATAATTATGTGTTGCTTCTAAATATTTCTGTTTTAAATTGTTTTGTTTACTGCTTTCACTAGTTGATTTATTATTGAGAATATTTTGTGCTTGTACTATTAAACTATTAAATTTTGAAAGAGTTTGTGTATCATTATTTAAATAAGGGGTACTATTACTATTATTATTTTTACTATTATTTTTGCTATTATTATTATTATTATCGTTTTTACCCATTATATATTATATTATATTATATATTATATAATATAATATATTGATAAGAATTTCATCAAAATATAATAATCAACAACAAAAAACTAAAATTTACCAAAATGAATAAAACTAGAACTATAATTCGGTTGTATATTATCACCACCTAAATTCACGTCTGGTTTTTTAAATTGATATGTATCTTTTGTTAGAACGTGATTTATGAAAGATTCTTTTTGCTTTTGTTTTGAAGAAGTTCCTGTGGTAGAAGAAGTATTTGAAACAGGGGCGGCAGTTGTAGCAACGGTTGAACTACTCGTAGAATTTGAAACAATACATTGATTTGAACTTGAATCCCATGATAAACCGGAGCCACAACATGCATCCCCGATACATGTACCAACATTACTAGTTGATGTTGATACCCAAGGATCCGAAACGTTACTTGGATCAGTTGTAGTTGTAGGTGCATTATTTGGGTTAAATGGAAAATTATATTCTTGATAATTCATAGAATCACGATTCCAAATAGAAATTAATCTTTTCCAAAAATAATAAAACCCAATAACGGATATAATAGCAACAAATACCGCGGTGATTGAATTTGGAAGAATACCTTTTTTATTTAAAATTGCTAAAATAAGAATTGGAAAAAGAATAAATACGACAATTTTCATTAAAGCGCTATGTTCCGCATATTTTTCACCAAAATAATTATTAATTTCAATCAATCGAATTTTATTATTTTTTTCCTCTTCTAAAACACGTAATTTTTCTTTGGCTTGATTTAGTTCATTTTCAATAATACTAATCGCTGTTGTTTGTTCTATAAGTGTCCCTTGAGAATTTTGAAGACTACTTTGAAAATTTGTATTCATATTGTTGAGCGTTTGATACAAATTGATTCTCATATTTGATATATCATTTATTTTTTGAATGATTTGTTGTTGTTGACTTTGCGTTAAATTCTGATTTTCTTCTAAACTTGAAAATAATTGTTGTTCAATATCTTGCAGGGATTGAATATCGTTTAACATTTGACTTGTATTATTTTGTGATCCAGAACTTGATAATGATGTTGATGATGTTTCACTATTATAATTTGAAGAAGTTGACATAGTTATATAATTATAAGAAGATAATTATATACAAAATACAAAAACAAAATATAAAAACAAAATTATTTTTTACCAATATTCATTGTGATCAAAAGACACCCAACTGCTAAAATACTCCAAAACATATAATTGTAACTTTCCTGTAAAACAACAATATCACTGTCATTCAAAATATTATTGTAGTTATCGTCTTTAAATTGTTTTAGTACTTTATTTACTTTATTTAATTCAATCAAATATTGATCAACGCTTTGCATATTTGTAGACGATTGCGAATTGACTAATATATCATTTTCATTAAAAGTTCCATTTAAATTTACAATTTGTTGCGCCAATGATTTAAGCGTCGATTGGATTTGTTCTAATTCTTGTTTTTGTGTTGTGCTAACATTTGATAAACCATAAGAAGATCCGGTTGGTTCTTCTGAGCTTGTATAACTATTAAATGTAACAGAATCAACATTTTTTATATTTGGTGTAACACCAGAAGGTGGAGTTATGATCGATTTATTTCGAACATATAAATCCATTGTATTTGAAGGTTGTCTTGCTGAGCTCGGATAAATACTACTTGTTTTTGGATAACATATATTATTTGATGTATCAAACGTGAAACCGTAACAGTCTTGGTTTAAAGAACAAATGGATTCACAGTTATTCACAGTTGACCCACTTACGGAAGCATTTTGAATATCATTCCCTGGACTATCATAATTTGTATACATGGTATAATTCGATGAAAGCTGTAAATTCGAATCTGGATAAGAATATAAAATAGAGTTTTCATCAATATAACCAACTGAACCAATTTGTGAGGAATTAAAATTTGTATTTCCATTTACACTATAAAGTGCATTTATCATAGAAGAACCAAATGTTTGCCCGTTTACAACTGGACATGCTTCTTGTTGTCCGTACTGTTCTGAAGTAGTTAAATTATTGCTTACGTAACATTGGGCTGTTCCCGGACCACCACTTTGTACATTTTGCAAGGCAAAATATTTATATCCGTTACTGCTTGCGTATTGCTGACATGAATCATAAGAATATTTCTGTTTACCATTATCAACCGCCGTCATAGCAGTTCCAGAAACATCACTGTAACAACCTTCATATGGAGCACTACCTGTTATTTCATAAATTGTATTAACCCAATCAATACCATATTTATGACCGTCTGTTCCTTTGACGTGAACAACTTTACCACCATAATCTTTTTTATTTGCATGACCATATTGAGTTGCTGTTGTAAAATCATTACTCACAAAACATTGTGCTGCTGTACCTTTTTTATTTAGATTTTGTAAACCAAAATATTGATAACTCGCATCAATCGCATATTGCATACATGTTTCATATGTGTATGTTTGACTTCCACCGTTAACAGCAGTCATCGCACGATTTGCTTGATCACTATAGTTACCAATATGTTTCGCCTTGGGTGTTTTATATATTGAGTTTGAATTAAGACCACCATAGAAATAACCATCACTTTGTTGGGTGCAATTTTGTTGTCCTTTACCATATTGTTTTGCTTGAGATTTTGACGAACCTGTCCAACATTCACCTAAACCTGTGGTTAAGTTAACATTTTGTAGTCCAAAGTAATTGTCTCCATTATCAATCGCTGCTTGCATACATGTAGATGCATCATAATTTTGCGCACTACTTTGAATGCTTGTAGGTAAACCACGAGAGGAAGAATTGTCGGCATAACAACCAATATAGCTATAGGAAGGATCATATAAACCTTGGTTCACATACACATTGGTTCCTTCGTTTCCAATTACTTCATTTTTTGTTAGGTATGTTCCAGTCACTAATGGTGGTTTTGTTGGGATAGATGTACCAGGATTTAAATAAGAATCATTCCAAGGAATTTTTATGTTAACCACATTTGTAGGTATTCCTGTACTATTCCAAATGGATTGACTTTGCACATATTTTGCGATTCCTTGATTGGTTACATAAAATGTTTGACCGGTACTAAACTGAATTGTTTTATTTAAATATGGATTTTTTGGATTGACTCTTGCTAAATATTTTGCAGCATTTTCATGAATTTGCTTTAAAATAAGATCATATTTTGCTAAAGTTGATAAGTATTCTTGCTTTAAAGATTCATACGATTGGGCTTGAGAAGAAGTAATTTGTGTTTGACTTAACACTTGTTGAGATTGTTGAGATGCACCGGTACTTGTACCACTGCTTGCGCTTGTACCACTGCTTATGCTTGTACCACTACTTGCGCTTGTATCACTACTTGCGCTTGTACCACTGCTTGCGCTTGTACCACTGCTTGCGCTTGTACCACTGCTTGCGCTTGTAAATCCTTCTTTTGTATTTACTCTATATATATCTTTTTCATATTTGTTGAATATTTTTTGTTGATAGTTATTGAATTTTTGTCCTTGACTTAATGCGGGTGTAGGTATTGTTCTATTTAAATTTTCTCTCTTGTATTTTCGGACATGATCATTATTTTCTGGTTTCAAATTATCTAAATTGGAAAAAATATTAAATATGCTACTCATTAATATAACCAAATACAAAAATTTATAAAATCTTTTATTTGAAAATGCTTATAAATATTCAAATTTACTTTTACAAATAAAATAATTTCTTAAATAAATAAAAAGGATATTTTTTTAAATCCATGGCGCCTCCTCGTTGTTCACTTGAAAAAGAAAATTTAATTACCAAAGCAAATAATAATATAACAATTAATAAATATACAATATATTTTGAATATTCTTGAGTAACAATAATCTGACTATTTTGATCAGCTGTATTTAATAATTCTTGTTCGCGGATTATTTCTTCGATATTTATTTTTTCATTTTTAAGAATAGCATTATTATTGTTTAAAATATCTTGCTGGTTCTGATAATTTTGCGAATTATTCTGATTGTTTGAATAAGATTGATTGAGTAAATCAGTCATTTGTTTATTTATATTTAACAATTGTTGATTTAAATTATGTAATAAATAACTATATTGTAAACTTTGTGGTATAATAGCAATTTCACTGGATTTCGATTTAATAATATTTCCATTTCCTTGTCTTAAATAACAATTTTGATTACTAGTATTATATGTAGCACCTGTACAGGAAGAATTCGCACTGCACAAATTTGTACAATCATTCACAGAAGATACTTGTGACGTATTAATTTCAGAAGTACCCCAAAAAGATGCGTCTGAAAGAGTAACTAAATTACCACTTGAATCATTTGATTGAAGTGAATCAATATAATTCTGATACATTTGTTTATATTGACTTAAAGTAGAATTATATTGATCACTTAAAGATTGAAAATTATTGTCTGAATTGTACATTATATATATTGTATATATAATATATGCAATATGAAAATCTAAATTATATTTATCCAAAATAGCCTTGATATGGTGATGAAGTATATGAAGATGAAGATGATGTTGAAGATGAAGAAAAACTCATAAAGCATAAACAAATCAAAATAATTACAGATACAATTAATAGAAAAATAAAAATGCTATAATTTGCAGTTGTATATATAGTGCTATTATTTTGTTCTACGTCTAACAATTCAAATTCCTTTATTAATTTTTCAATTTCATAACGATCTTTTATTAAACTGTTATTTCTCTGATTTAAATTTCCACTAACATTACTTAATTGTTGCGTATCATTATTATAGATTGATGTACCTTGACTTATATATTGTTGTATTTGATTATTTACACTAATTAATTGTTGATTCAAATTCTTAATCAGAGTTAAATATTTCAAATTTTCAGGGACAATAGAATAATTATTCGCAGTTGCTGAACGTATAACATTGCCTTCACCTGAATTTAGAGTACATAATTGTTGATCGCTATTATAAGTTGCACCACTACAATTAGATATAGAAGAACATGACGCGATGCATGAGTTCACACTGCTCACTTGACTTTGACTTATAACACTTGTACCTAAAAAAGTACTATTTGAATTGCTTGTGAAACCTCTATAAATTAGTATAATATCTTGAATCGCACTCGCATCATTATCAGAAGATGATGTTCCTACAAACTTAATTGTATTTGAACCGCTGGTTGCATTATTACCGCTACCATCAATGGTGATTTGTGTTGAATAATTTGTCCATGAGCCTACGGTAGGTTGAGCAGTATATACAGTATTACCATTTAATTCAACATTGATAGGATTTATTGCGTTTAAGCTGCTACCACAAGCCATAAAACTTAAGGTATATGTTCCTGCGTTCATATTTACGGATTGAGATATGCTATCTTTTTTAGGAATGGAAACTGCTTGATTACCATTTGGATAAGGTGTTGGATATCCTAATGTGGTTGTATTATTCATTAAGATAGCATTTTTAAAATCCCAGTTCGGTACTTCTGTGCTACTTTTAATTGTAACATAACTATTATTTGTAATAATTGGTTGTGAAAAGGTTCCATTTAAAATATAGTTTCCTGGAGGATATTGTGATAGATAATTTGAATAATTAGTTTGTGCTTGATTGTACTGATTCATCAATGTTTCATATTTTTTTTGTAGAATTTCTAAATTAAGTATGATGGAACCTGCTTTCCCAGATGATTTATTTCCACCCAATATATTGTTACTTGAATCCGTTCCTATACTGTTGCTACTAGAATCTGTATTTTTATATTGACTATTCATTTGTATAATTTATATATAATTATATAATATATTTTTTTGCAAAAAAATAGAGACTCCATGTAAAAACCGTAAAAGTAATAGTGAATATTTTATTATGCAAATTATTTTGTATTAACTTGTTTTCAAAAATGTTTTCATCTTTAATTAACAACTGTTTTTTTTTATGTTCTTCCATTTTATTTTTCATGGATTGGTTGATTGAATTCTTTAAATAATCATTTATATTTTGATAAGGCTTTAATATTGTATATTTATAAGGAAAAAACATTTAAATATTATGTAAAATAACAAAATATTTAAAAAAAGGTTTTTAAATTTATTTACTTGCGTTTATTATTTGCTTTTTATTATTTATTTACTTTTACAGAAAATACTTTGACTAGAATGGAACAAGATAATATGATTCCCAACAACATGGTAAAATTTTTGAAATAATACATATCATACATTTGTTTATAATTATCAATTAATTCATCTGATCCATTATATTCACTCTCAATATTACCTAAATTGCGGCTCATTTTTTTACTTTCTATTTTTTCAATTTGTATATTTTCATTCAATTCAATTAATTTTTCATTCAATTTTTCTATATTTTTTTCAATTTCATTATTCACAATAAATAATTTTGCATTTTCATTTTCCACATTTGATTTAATACTTTCATACATTTGACTATTTTCATTGCTTTGTATATTTTTATTATACAAAATATAACTTTTTTTAAAATCGTCTAATATGTGTGGCATTGTTTCTTCTATTTTTTTTATTTTGTTCATAAATTCACTCGGCTGTTTAAATTTATAGTCTGAATTATTTAAATAATTATTGTTTTCTAATTCCATCTAATATAATATTATATATTATTTTATACACAAACACGATAATATTTTGATTCGACTGAACTTTTACTAACTCGTGTAATTTCACAAACCTTTCCGGGTCTCAATCCAATCACTTGTGCTACAGGATCAAATCTTGAAATATCTGGAAATTCCGATTTGTTTCTTAAATTATATTTTTTCATAATTTTGTCGGTTTCATCATCATTCATAACACGATGGTCTGGTACCAATACATGTTCTAAAATATTAAATTGCAAACCTTTTATACTTTGTATCACAATGAATATTCCATCTTTTTCAAAAATTTGTTTTAATTCATTTACAAGAGTTTCATTCATTTCATCTTTGGTTATTATAAAAAGGGTATCATCTTTCGTGAGTATTTCTTCCAAATTAAATAAATCATCTATCATTTCTTGAAGATTGGATGGGCGAAGTAATTTTCCTAAATAATATTTGATGTAAATTTTATTTTTTCTTTTTGTTTTAACATCTTCATTGATCATTTCTAAAAGCATATCTAGTTGATTATTTTGAAACATCGTATTAATCTCATTGATGCTGAAGTTTTTATAATCGTTTACGTTGTAACCCTGTTTTTCCATTAAGGACAAAACATTTTTTCTGGATGTATAAACAGAGGAAATAGTACTACTAATATTTTGTGTGGCCATTATATTATATTGTATAATATAATGATATGGTTTTATTTTAATTCAATTTTATTGATAATTATAAATATAATTCATAAATATAATTCATAAATATAATTCATAAATATAATTCTAAAAAACAATTTTTCTTGTAGAAATACCTGTATCGGTTTCAGATGTATTTATTGTATCTGTTATAATTACTTTTTTATCACCGGATGAAGATGATGATGATGATCCTGATTCCGTATTTTCTTCACTTGCTTCTGAATTTTTTCCTCCTTCTTTTGGTTCTTCTACTTGCAAAATAGATTGGTTAGAATTTTTTTTATCCGCAATTTCTTTTAAATAATCAATTTGTTCTTTTTCTGGTTTTTTTATTAATTCCATTTGTTCTTCTCTCGATAAATCCATAAATATGAAATTTAATTCAGTTGGATATCTTGGTTGTATTTGAGATTCGGAAACGGGAGCATAGGGCGGTGATAAAGCTGGTGATAAAGCTGGTGATAAAGCAGGAGAAACGGGAGCATAGGGCGGTGATAAAGCTGGTGATAAAGCAGGAGAAACAGGAGCATAGGGTGGTGATAAAGCAGGAGAAACAGGAGCATAGGGTGGTGATAAGGCTTGAGCATAATCTGGATATTCAGATGTACTATGAGCATATTCAGGTGTCTCTTCTACAACCGTAGTAAGTTTACTTTTATTTTTTTGCATTTTCTGATTTATTTTTAAAGAATATTCGCTAATCGCCTTATTCAAATCTTTATCTTCTAATTGTAATAATTCAGAAATATTATCCGAATAACTCATATTCATTAATTGATCTATGTTTTCATCTGTAATGATTCGCATTTGTATATTCAATACTTGTAATTCATGTATTAATAATTTAAAAGCATAAGGAATGCGTAAAATACTAAATGAACGACCAAATTTGGTAATATTTTTTATATTCATGGTTCCGTCCGGATTGGTGTGAAATTGAATTGGACCATCTGCAAAAGGACTCAAAAATAAATTCCTTGAATCGTTATATACCGCAATCGCACCTGTTTTATTGCATACCGCCATATAATATTCGTCACCTCGAGTCAAAAAGGATTCATTTAAGAAATAAGACATTCCGTGAGCCATCACACCGTCACGTTCCATTTCACCGATTCTTAATCCACCATCATTCGCACGCCCTTGGACAGGTTGTCTAGTTAATGCTTGATTTGGACCACGAGCACGATAATTAATTTTATCTTTTACCATGTGTTTTAAACGCATATAATAAGTTGGACCAATATAAATATCTGATTGTATTTGCTCTCCAGTCATTCCATTGTATAACACCTGATTCCCAGTAGAATTAAATCCAGCTTCCACCAACAAGGGTGCATAAGTTGAATAATTGGAACCTTTCACTTGAAAAGCTGTACAATCACCGAATGCACCATAACTTGTGCACACCTTACCAAATAAGGATTCAATAATTTGGCCGATGGTCATACGCGATGGAATTGCATGTGGGTTAATGATTAAATCCGGACGAATACCGTCAGCAGTAAAAGGCATATCTGATTCTGGAATAATCAGACCAAGAGTTCCTTTTTGTCCGACGCGACTGGCCATTTTATCTCCAATCGCGGGTATGCGTTCTTCACGAATTCTGACTTTCGCAATGTTGAAACCTTCTTCACCTTGTGTAATAAATGATTTATCTACAAATCCGAGTTGTCCTTTCTTTGTTTTCACAGAGTCGTCATACCAGACATCCTTATTTTCCATATCCGAAGTAATCTTACCTATCACAATCACTTTATCATCTAATGGAGTATTTTCTTTTACGAGACCATAATCATCTAAATGACTGTAATCATAACCGTGTTTAATTTTAATCACATTGTTTTTCTCGATGTTCGCAAACTTGGAATTTAATAAACCCGATACTTTGGAACTTTCTTCGCGAGCTTCATACATGGAATAATAAGTGGTTCTAAAAATTCCGCGACCAATTGATCCCTCGTTAATTAAAATCGCATCCTCTACATTATATCCAGTGTAAGCCATAATCGCAACAATCGCATTTACACCATAAGGTTGTTCCTCATGATTAATATATTCTAAATATCTGGATTTAATAAGCGGAACTTGACCATAATTCAATATAACACCCATTTTATCAATACGCATTTGATAATTGGAATGATATACAGAAACAGCTTGTTTGCTTTGTCCACAAGAAAACGCATCACGAGGAAAGGGGTTGTATTCTGGATAGACGATTTGATTTCCCATGACTCCTAAGATGAGTGAAGGATCAATCTCTATATGTGTGTAAAATTTGTTTTTCTTCAAATCGTCTGGATACATCGCAATTAAAGCGCACTCTTCTTCTGCGGTATCAACATAATCCACAACTGATTTATATTTTTGCAATGTTTTATAAATGGTTTCATGGTCGGAACCAATACCATTGTACAATTCATATAAATCATACAAATGATTAGATTTAATGGAGAAATTTTCATCTGACTTTTCCTTGAATCCAGAAACAATTTGCGACCATGTGATTTTTCCACTTGATAATAATGAGACAACATCTTCTCGTTGAAAGCTTTCTTTACCATTATCAATATAATATATCGGTCTAGTCAATCGTCCTGCATCCGTGAAAATAAGAATTTCATTGTGTTCATAATTAAATGAAACACTTGTGAATATAGGAATGATACCATTTCTTCTGTATAATTTAAGCATATTTACTAAATCAATCGGTTCATCGATAATTCCAATCCAATAACCATTTACGAATATTTTGGTACTGTTGTACATTAATTCAGGGTTTGATTCCAATAGCAATTTCATGGGCGTATTTGCACGCAACCATTTTATCATTGGAAATCCGGATGAACCGCTTGTAATATGCGTGCTGATAGACATATGTTTGTGCAAACCAATATTACCACCATCTGGCGTATCGACGGGATCAATGTAACCCCATTGAGATGAATTCAAATGTCTGGGACCCACTACCTTGGCGCTAGCATCCAAAGGTAAATTGATTTTACGCAAATGAGACATAAATGTATTCCAACTTAAACGATTTAGATCTTGAACAACGCCCAAGCGTTTCGTGTGAGATTCAGACCCCCAATTTCCCTTGAATGCTTTGCGAAACCCAGATTCCACTACACGGTCTTTAAAAAAAATCCGGAAATTATTTTCAATTAGTCCAATGAAACGGTCGCCTTTGTATTTATTGGGGTCTTTATCATTTTTTTTATCCTTTGTTTTGTCTCTAGTTTTTCTATCTGTTTTAGATTCATCTTCGTCATCTTGATATTTTCCGCGATGATAATAATATTCTTGATCAATTTTCAAAGAAATATCTCTCTTTTGAATCAAATAATACTCACGAAATAAATCGTAAATTAGTGAACCAGTAAGCTCTACACGTTTGTAAAGAAAACTATCACGATCTGTTGGTTTTTCTTCTTTTTTATAAACCCGCAACATTTTATAAACCATGTAACCGACAAAATAGGCTTTTTCAAGAAAATTAAGCTCTCCAATATGAGGAAGAAAATAATCCGATAAAATTTCCATGACGCCTGAAATAGTAGATCGTTTAGTAAATGTCTTAATGTATTCAAGTGCGGTTTCTTGATTAAAAATCTCATGTGCATCATGAATTGATGGAATAAATAAATCGATGAAATCTTTGTTTTTTTCCAGGTCTAACAAACAAGTACGTATAATATCTTTATCCGAGGTTATACCTAAGGCTCGCATTAAAATGAATAAAGGGACTGGTTTTTTTACATTAGGTACAATGACTACGATTTGATTATTAGTGTAAGTAGAGGTTGGAGAGACGATTTTAACAGCCGTGGTCCGGATTTGTTTGGAAGCATCTTCAGACACAGAGCGGATTTCAGCTGAATGGCTGTATAAATCATCTTCTTTTTTAGAGGCGCGAACATAAAGCATGTTATTGGCGAATTTTTCTTGGGACACAATTACTTTTTCTTTACCATCAATAATGAAATAACCGCCATAATCATTACGACATTCACCCATGTTGAAACGTACTTCTCTCGCTAGACCGTGTAAAATACATAAATCGGATTGAAGCATAATCGGAAATCGACCTAGATAGATTTTATCTAAAGTTATGGATGTTTCTTTTTTCTCTTCGCCTTCATAATAAATAAAATCGACATCTACATCATAGTGAATGGTTGTACCATACGTCATGTTACGTAACCGAGCATCATTTGGATACATATAATGAGCATTTCTTCCAGTGTCTTCATCGTAAATGATTGGCTTACCGAAATAAATTTTATTACCATCTTTGCCGCCTAAATATAATAGACATTCATTTCTAGATTCATTCTTTGAAGAAGTCTTATCTTCTTCTCTCTCGATAAATCGAATGGGATTGTTTTCTTTAAAAATACGGTAAATACCATTATTAAAAAATCCATTGTAAGATTCTAAATGATGTGCAACTAAGTTATTTGGATTATCTGTAAAATATTTATCAATGATTTTCCATGATATTTCATTCATCTTTTCTATTATACTAATCCGATATTTTTATAATGTTTTTAACAATACTTATAAAAATGTAGAAATCAAATAATAAAAACAAATAAAAAATCAAATAAAAAATCAAATAAAAATATAAAAATGAAATAAAATCATAAAAATAATATAAACCTTTTAAAACTCATATAACTATATATAACGAATTAAAATGTATTTAATAAGAATATTCTCTGATTTTTGCAGTACTCAACAATGCAAGGAGAATTATGAAAAAATTTATCATGTAACTAAAATGTTCAATTATGGACCCAGAAAAAAAGTTTATTTTACTACAGAAGATGTTTATACTCATGCGATTATCATCAATCAAGCCATGCCCAAAGATTTATATATTCCGAAAAAAAATGTTGTGGGTCTTGCTTTTGAACCATATCAATTAATGAATTTTAGTCCAGAATTTATTGAATACGCTAAAAAACACATTGGAAAATATTATATAGGAAACAATGAAGGTCTACCAGAACCATTTCAAGAAGGATTTTCTTACATGTGGTTTGCGGACCCAGGAAGAATTATATCTATCAAGGAAAAATATTCTCATTCTTGTATGTCGATTATTCTAAGTGAAAAAAAATTTGCACCTGGACATATTTACAGGCATCAACTAGTAGAAACGATTATACAGAATCAATTACCAATAGATATTTATGGAAGAGGGGCGCACTTTTACAATGGTAATAATATAAAAGGACAATTTGAAGGAGAAATACCTTATGAAAAATATTTGTTCTCTATTTGTATTGAAAATTTCAGCGACAACCATTATTTTTCGGAAAAAATCATGAGTCCACTGATGTATAATTGTATACCGATTTACTGGGGATGCAAAAATATTTTAATGTATTTTGATACTGTTATTTTATTAACTGGAAATTTAAAAGCAGACATGAATTTATTGATTTGTATTTTAAAAAATCCAAAACTATTTTACAAACCTACTTACAATGAAGAAAACAGAAAAAAAATAAATTTAATTGAAAATGTGGATATATTGTATTCTTAAAAGTTATGACGGTAAAAACTTTAGTATAGTAAACACGTTAGGATAGAATACAGCATTTTACAGTAGTTTTCTCCTCCGAAACATTTTTATCATTTACAATATTTTTTATGATATTATCTATACAATTCATATGTTTAGTCATTTTTTCCATTTCATTTTCTAATAATAGGATAGTTTCTTCCAAATCTTCCAAATCTTTTTTACGATCCATAATAATTAGAAGAATTATAATTTATATTCTAATTATTTTTATTTATAAAATTTAAGTCATTTTTTTTGTTTTATTTCTTTTTTCGCGATTTTTCTTGGAAATAAAAAATCTTCTACCCCCTTTCTTATCATTTTTAGGTCCCAATACAGTCCATGGTTGACTTGGACGATCAAAAATATAAGGTTGGAAAATTCTCCATTGAATGTGTTTTTTGAAAAATTCATCCGCTTTAAAAGGTATACCACACGAATTACCAGTGCGCATGACCATCTTCATTTCTTTTGCTAAATTACTGTCTACCACAGCTCCATCACATGCTCCGTGTGGTGCAAAAGGTTTTGGACGATCTGCTTGAGACATGTATTCTCTCGCATCTAAATCATAATGAGAACAAACTGTGCGGGAACAAGGATTATCTTCTTTATGTAGATAAATATCATAATGATCCGCAATAATTTTTTTGGCGATTTCAACATTCAGTTTGCCTTTATGTTCATCCATTAATTCTGTTAAACGAACAAGACGTGCGCCTTGATGACGGCGAATATCATAAAACCCACTATTGTTACATTCCAAATTACGGATTTTTGGGTCATAAGGAGCATTGAATCCAATAAAATATCCATTTTTGGTTCTCTCTACATTTGTGTATTTTAATCCCAATTCAATTCTTAAAATTTCATTTGTATTGATATCACCAAATAACCATGAATTTGCATAATCACCTGAATTTTCTTTTGTTAATATTTCAACATATTCATCTAATGTATTCCCATATTGCATTGCTTTTCGAATTCTATAACCGATAGGATACTTTTTTTCATATGGTGTAAATCCACCAATAGTTGTTTCTGTTCCAATGATACCCTTATCAGTTACAAAAAAATCAGTTCCACTCCATATCCATCCGGCAGATGTCTGCATAACAAATCGATTCCCCTTGCTAGGATTTAAATCTAAAATAATATTGGAATATTGCCCATCTATAAAATCAGAAAAAGAATTGTGTGCACAAACGATTTTTCCGTCTTCCGTCCAGTCTTTTCCAACCGCAATAAATGCACTGCATCGATCTTTGGCGCCGCCTTCTTTTCCAACATGATTATCTGAAATAGTAGATAACCAATAACCAATAGACATGTAAAAATTCCAAGCAATGATTTCATCCAATGTTGTTTTTACGCCGGCTGCATTAAATCCATCCGCAATTCCTTCCATTTCTTCATATAATTCAGGGAATTCTTTTTTGGTCATTTCATTAAAATCAAGATTGATTTTTTTAATAAAGTAATCCCAAGATTCACCATAAGTTTCCGGAATATAAAAAACCAACATTTCTTGAATTTTTTTAAATTCGTCCGCGCATAAAGAAGCATAAGCATATCCTCTTTCTTTCGGCTCACCTTTTACTGAAATATATTTCCAACCATCTTGTTCATAACTTGTACCATTTTTTACTTTCATTATTATTATTATATTATTATATTATTATAATAATATTAAAATATTTTTATTATAATAGTATTTTAATTTCTACAATGTTGAATATTATTTTGTACGATTCAATATTATTTTAAACATTGATCATAATTAAACCAATAATTACAAATAAAAGAATAAAAGGAAGAAGAACAAGCAACCATGAAATGCCGCTATGGCCATCTTTACAGATTAAATTGAGAACCCAGGTCCAGAATAAAATGTATATTAATTTAATTATAAATACTAGCATTGTATTTGGAACTTTACAAGAGAAATTACCAATATGATAACTATTACTATATCCTAAATTTTGAATGAAAAGAATTACAAGTGAAATAATAGAAATGATAAAGTATACTAATGCTGGTGTGCATAAATCTTTGAGTTTTCTAGGAAACGCCATATAATGTAATGCTAGAAAAAAATTTAATTAAATAATAATTTATCAATTGTTGTTCTAACACAAAATATACGATGTAAAATAATTCCTGCTATAAATAAACACAGTAAAACATGTAAAAAATTATATTTTGGAATAAAAAAATGAATAATCCATGCAGCGATTATAGTTAATATTACATCTATAATCGCAATATTGAATATTCTATAAGAATGAACACCTTTACCAACTTTTCCAAATATGTCTTTATATTTGCACAGCCCATTATATTTGCACAGCCCATTATATTTGCATAACATTTATACATTACTATACCATTTTTATAATTTATAAAAATAAAGTATTTCAACTTCTTCCTGAACTAGCTGAATTTACAGGCATCAATTGCTCTTTCCATGGTAAAGGATTTACTGGTGCTTGATAACCATTAATAGCATTATAAGCAGAACCGAGGCCGAATTGTGCTTGTCTTCCTAAATTAACGAAATCTTGAATTAGAAAATTGGAATAGACACCACCTTTTTTAACTCGTTTGCCTTTACCTCCGCCAACTGAAAAGGGTGGATTTGCACCAGTACTTACCATTTGACGCGACACATCATTTGGCGAATAATTATTATGAGATAAATGGTTGCTACTTCCACTTACACCATTTACACCCGGCCAATCAGCAATGGGTGGTTTCCAAGGAGATCCAGCTAAACCATTTGGATATGGCGCACTTTTCATTTCAGGAAGTCCTTGACCATAAGGTAAGCCATTTCCCCCTTTTTGCATGTTTTTACTTTTACATTCGGAACACTTGCATCCTTCACGATGAGAAGAAGATGAACCTCCTTTTACTAAAAAATTGAGACCACAGTTGCATCCTCCATTTTGTTGTGAACCCAACCAATTTTGTGAAGCGGCTGGAGGTCCAGTAGAAGGAACTGCTGGATTTGCACCATTTGTATTCGAATTTCCTGTATAAGCTAAAGGGGCTTGAGTAAGTCCATCACTGCATGCTAAATTACTTTTTCCACCTTTACCAGTATAAGCTAAATAAGGGTTCGGTAAAAAATGAACTCCTTTCGCAGGATAGGCTAAATTGTAGTCAGCCAAATTAGAACCACCTAAATGATTTTTACGAGTTCTTTTTGAACAACCCTTCATTTTATAAATTTTTTGTTTCTTTGATTGTTTTGATTTTTTACTATGTTTCATTTATAGTATATATAAAGAAATTTATTCAATATCGACATGGGTTAATAAATGTCTTCGACAACACATTTTTGTTAGTCCGAGCTCATCCATTACTTCTCCCTCAGGTGTTTTATCACGAAATTCACTTGTTAAATAAATTACTTTATCCACATCCATGGATTTGGCTAATTTTCTTTTTCTTACTTCTTCAAGATAATAACGATATTTATTTGCGATTACCTCACCACATGTAAAACATTTCACTGGAATAATCATTTTGTATTATTATTGTATATATATTTATATTTATATTATTATATTTGGAATCAATTTTTTTGTTTTCATTTTATTATATTCATTTCTATCTTATATTCGATTTTATTTTATATTTGTTATTTATGATTTTATCTTATATTTTTATTCAACCTGCGTTAATAAATCAGCACCGGCATTTTTTGGACATCCATTTCCAAAACATTTGTTTTGATAATAATAAAAGTCAGCATTTATAGAATTTCCGCTGGAATCTGTTTGAAAAGTTGGACCTTTTGCCCCACCAGCAACACATTTTGTACCATTTAATAAAACACAACAACTAGACGATTTACAGTTTGATGTTGTTAATTTATTACATTGTTTTTCTAATTTATCACTTGAGCCTTGAAAACTACTGCAAAAATTGGCTGCTAAATCTGGATTTATGAAATCTTTCAGTGATAACAATAATGGTTCTTGAGGAATATCTATACTATTATCATTACCAGTAGTACTATTGCCGTTTTTATTTTTTTTATTTTTGCTGTTACTACTATTACTTGTAGAATTATTCGAAGAATCACAATTGCTAGTGCTTGTTGAATTATTATTTTTTGAATTATTATTATTATTTTTTGAATTATTATTATTATTCATACCTTCCATAGTGACTACTTGTAACAATTTTGTTGGTACGTTTTCGTTTAAATCAATATTAAATAAATGGATTAAAAAAAGAATGAACAATAAGATAAGTACAACGACTAAAATATAAATTATATTTTCAATATATTGTTTATTTAATACCATATTATATTATTATAATATTATAATATAATATATGGCGAAAACTCGTAAAACTTATTCCAAAAAAAGACATTCCAGAAAAAATTTTGTAAAAAATCTTAAAACCACAACCAAAAAAGTATTACCAGTAGTAAATTCTGGCTTAAAAACCGTTGGAAAAACAGTAAAAAAGTCCGCTCCTATGGTTGAAAAAGGAATTGCTGGAATTTACGGAGCTTTAGCAACCGGTTTTGATATGGGTATTAAAGGAATGAAAAACATTTCTAAAAGTTACAAGAAAAAACAAAGCAAAAAAAGACGTTAAATTTTACACTATAAACTTTCCATTATAAAATCTGTGTTATTATATAATGGAAATAATTTTATTAAAGGAGTCAATAATCGTGGGAATATACACTACGATTATTGCTGTATTTCTATTTTATTTTATTCAAATTGTAAATAAATCATCCAAATTACTATTATCCATATGGTTTTTCTTTCTTTTAGGATTTCTGAAACATTTTCTAGGTTATTTTCTAAATTTACAAACAGAATATTGCAATCAAGGGCACCAATGTAAAATAATTCACCAAAACCAATATTTAAATCTTAACCTAGACCTAAAAGCAATACCGCCGTCCATTCTAGAAAATATTGGAGAAGGTATTGTATTCGTACTTATGGGACTCTTATTCACAAACTTGTTTAAAATCAAAAACCCGTTTTTAATCGCATTTTTAATCGGTTTTTCTTTACATATTGTTTCGGATATTGTGGGATTACACACTTATTTTTGTAAGTATTATTGTGTTTAGGTTTTCATTCTAAAAATTTCATAAAATAAAAAGCGAAATATTTCATAACTCCTGCAATTGATAACCCTTACTGGTCTTCAC